TCAGGTGATGCGGACGTAGGTGTTCGCGCCGGATTGGACTGGGAAGGAGTTCGCGTAGTTCGCGAACCAGCATTCGATCGTGACGACCTGGCCTGCGGTGACTGCCATCGGATCGGATGCGATCGGAACATTCGTCGTCGTATATCCAGCGAGGGGGTAGTCCGTGATGGTTTTCACGACTACCCCATCGACCTTCAGCCGCACACTCACCTGGTAAGCGCCGGACGACAGAGCAATGCTGAGCTGGCCTGACACGACAGCGTTCGCCTTCGCGCCCCGAGCTTGAACCCCATTGCCCGACACTGTCGACCCCGAATCCGCCGTCCACGCGGGAACGACGATCCACGCCCCATTGGCTGTCGGAACCCAGTTGCCGTTCTTCGTCATCCCAGACGGAGTGAACGATGGCGCGACTGTGCCCTGAGATGTGATGTCCAAGACTGACTGTGACGTGACCGCCACAATCGGTGTCTGGATTGCCGAAGGGTTGAAGTCGAGAACCGACGCACCAACCGCTGGCACCCCCGGGAACACCGTGACCTCGGACAGAAGATCAAGAGTCGACGTACTCGAAACGGCACCCACCGGAGACTGTGTCGATGTCAGAACGAAATCGAGAACCGACCCCGAGACGATCACCGCGACCGCCGACTGCTGCGCCGACGACACAACATCGAGCACCGACTCTGAATTGACCACGTCGAAGATCGGTTGTGCCGTCGAGGTGATGTCCAGGACGGAGCTCGAGTTCACCGCGGTCATTGCCGCAGCCACTGTTGAGCCGATGACGTCGAGAATGGATTCGGACTTGTAGTGCGGCGTGTTGACCGTTGCCGTTTCCGACATGAAGTCCAGTATCGATTCGGTTACCCGGATCACTGTGGGCATCGGCGCCGGAGGAAACGGAACCGTCGCAATGTCAGATGCCGGGAACCGGCAAACGGCAACGTCCGGTCCAGGGAACCGGGCTACCCCGACGTCCGGGGCCGGGAACCTCACGCTACGCCGGGAGTGCGTAGGCACGGTGACCTTGTGTGTCACCTTCGACTCACCGGCCGGGCTGATCGTGATGTCCGGGTTGTCGATCACCTCGATCAATGTCGATCCGTTCCATCGGCACATGTGCGTGAACGTGCCAGCCGGCACCGGAAACGTCATCTGCGACCACTGGACGACGCCGAGAGCCGCGGTTCCTGGGGTCGCTGTCTGGCGGGCGTACGAACCGCCCGTTGCCTCGTTCGCGGTGCCTGCCGCACCTGGATTCGCGGTATGCAGGGAGAAGGTCGAACCCTGAGCGGCGAAGTCGGTCGCCGCCTTGTTTGCTGTTGCCACAGGGCAAGTGATGGCCATGTCAGAATCCTTCGTCTAGGAGACGTCGAGCGGACCCTTTGATCCACTCGTAGTCGTCGGTCGTGCCAGTAGTGCCGTTCGGGTATCGAACCCAGATAGTGAAGGTGTCGCCGTCTTCGATCACCGCGTGATCAGCCGCTTCGATGCGCCAACCCGCGGCGTTCCCTGAAATATCGGTGGCGGGCCAGGTCGGGCCGTCGTCCCAGATGATCTCGATGGCCGTTTCCTCGGGTATCGGACCTTCGTCGCGAAGCCGGGTGAAGATCAAGTCGCCGTGTGTCAGGCTGATGTTGTCGTGTAATGGTTCCCAGCCGATCACGGCGCGATCACCCCGACTTCATCTGACGGCGTGACGATTTCGTAGCGCCCGCAGTCTGCAGCGCCCACCACGCCGCCTCGTCGATCGTCACCTCGTGCTGGAGGCTGAACGATCCAGGAAGTGGGGCATTCAGCATCGGCGCCCCGTCCATTCGCCTTGGGACAACGGCCACTCGTGAGCTACCGACGCGTAGCCGGGTTCGATGAACACCGTGACGAAATGGAGACCGTTAAGAGGTGGATCGAGCTGGTAGTGATTTGCTGGTCCTGCGAATGAAATATTGTCGCGGCCGATCAGAGTTGCTGTAGGCATGTCTCATTCCTCGTCGTAGAGATATTCGATGACGGTGATGCAACCGCCTCCACCTGAACCGGATGGGACGCTGGGCGCTTGACCCCCACCGCCTCCGCCTCCGGGGAATCCGCCTGCGCCGCCACTGTTTCCGCCGCCGCCGGATCGGGTCGTCTCCCACAGGGTTGGCGATGATTGCCCCGCAGGTACTACACCCGAGGAACCGCCGGTAGATCCACCGCCTGCGCCACCGCCGGGAGCGCGTAGATAGTCAGAAGGCCTCAACGGTTTGGATTGACCTGCACTGCCTGGCGTTCCACCATTACCGCCGCGATCGACTCCGTCACCGCCGGCGCCAGCGGATGTCGTTGTCGCGCCCTTGCCGCCGCCGACACGGAGAAATGTTCCGAACGAGCAGTCACCGCCGTTGGTTCCATTCCTTGATGAGGATTTTCCGCCGATCCCGGGCGGGCCGATCACGACATCGACAGTGTCGGGGAGTTCCCGAGCGGCGATGCGGCGCTGTGTTTTCGACGCACCACCTCCGCCTCCGCCGTAACCGTTCCCGTTACCGGCCGGCCAGCTTCCGCCTCCGCCTGGTCCACGGCCGACGATCTTGATGGCGTACAGCTTTGGATCTTTGGTCCACGTCCCCGAGGTAGTGAACGTCACGAGTCTCGATCGTGGCATCAGTTCATCTCCTCGTAGCAGTACAGCTTCGCCTGCCCGCCAGGACCTCCCGAACTGGCGGCAGTCAACCCGCCATGGCCTCCGCCACCGCCACCACCCGGGAATCCGCCGGGACCGCCGCTGTTAGATTGATTGTTCGATCCGCCGCCGGCACCCGCACCTACGGCCATGGCCGGGTGAGGTGACTCGCCAGGCTGATTGGGTAGCCCGCCCGCGTTGCCGACCCCGTTGCCGCCGAGGCCTGCGGGTTGAATGAAACCGCTACCGCCTCCGCCGCCCGCGCCCCCTCCCGCGTAGCGTTCTGACGCGAAAGAGCTTCCACCTGGCGCGCGGGGTATTCGTCCAGGTTGCTTCGCGCGCCGCCACCTCCGTATCCGCCGGGGACCATTCCGAATCCGCCGGGACCCCCACCGCCATCCGTATTCGTGGCCGTTCGGCCGCCGAGGCCGCCTTGAAACTCCGCATAGGGTTTGGCGAGGTTCGCGCCGAAGATGATGTTTCCGCCACCTACGCCGGGAGCTTCCGAACCTGAGCCGCCGTTGCCAGCTAGATAGATGTCAACCCGAATCGGGTCGAACGTGTCCCCAGTCTTCGGTAGGAACGCCGCGGTGATCTCAATCTCCGAGTACCCGCCGCCTCCGCCTCCTCCGCCACCGAATCGACCGCCGGCTCCGAGATTCCATTTACCTGCCGCGCCGCCAGCTCCCGCACCAATGCCGATGAGTCGGAGTGTCACCAGATCCTTCGGCGGGTAGTACCAGCCGGACTGACTGAACACCACAGCTTTGCCGCGTGCGGTCATCTGCTCGATCGCAGCCGCCTGCTCCGACAGCTGCGCGGTGTGGTTGGTGATGATCGCGAGTTGGTCATCGAGGCTTTGGCGAGTTCCCACCCCAAAGTTGCCAATTCCCTGCGCGGAGTTTATGACACCTTGGCCTAGGCTGTTCTTCCAGTTCGTCGAGTTCTCTTGCCCCCACGCGGCGATACCGCCCGCGCCAGTGAGGGTTCCGTCAGGATTCGGTCCCGGATTGGTCATCTCTGAAGCTCGCTTTCCAGGTCCGGAGGAATCGTCGGGGGTGGTCGTCCCGGTGCGTGGTTCTCGATCCACATCAGCAGTTCCCGAATGAATCGGATCGCGGAGTCGAGCAGTTTCGTCTTATGGACGTTCTCGGCTTCGAGGATCTCGATGCGTTGCTCGAGCCTGCCGACTCGTTCACTGAGTGGGGCGACCAGACCCGAGGCGGCGTCAGCGATGATCTTCGCCGCCTCGGCGTCCAACTTTCCGGACTCGGCTCGGGTCTTACGCTTCCCGATCAGCCACGCGATGACGGCGAGCAGGACCGCGCCGACACCGAGTGTGTCGAACCACTCTTGCAGCCATGCCACGCGCTCAGTCGATCAAGCTGGCGGAGTCGGGGTTACCCTTGCTTCCCGACGCAATGGACGTCAGCACCGACACGACGGTGGCGAGGGCAGCGACCGAGCCCACATTCGCCCAGTCGACTTCGAGGACGCCCAGTGCGCCTGCTCCCAGCACGCCGAGAGCTGACTGCGCCGCGGTCTTCACCGCGCGCTCAGCGGAGTCGGCCCAAAACTTGGATGTGGTGAAAATGCTCATGTCAGTAGTTCCTTCGTTCGAGTTGATCGCGGTGGGTGATGAGTGCGTGGCCGGTGGCCCAGCGCCACGCGGCCCACGCGAGTAGGCAGGTTGCGCCGAGAACTACGGCGGCGATGGCGAGGGCGGTCATCGGACTCCAAGCGTTCGCCAGGTGTCGGGACCGACGACGCGTCGACCGAGAGCTTGGAGCGGCGCTGTACCTCGCGCACAACCGATTCGGTGGCGGGACCGAAGTCACCGTCCACTGCGAGCTTGGAGTAGCTCGCGAACATGCGATTCAGTAGCGCCTGCAGGTAGACGACGTCGCCGCCAGTCGATCCACGTCGCAGGGTCGGTCGCGCTACCGGATTGGGCTCGGGCGGTTTCGGAGGACTTGTCACGCCTGCGAGCAGTCCGAGGTATCCGGATTCGAGGCGCTGCGCGAAGGCAATGAGCTTCGCCGACGCTCCGACACCGGATGCGGTCCCACCGTTGAGTTGGAAGTGCATCTCGTCGGCGCGCGACCAGTCCGCGCCCCAGAAGATGTTGTCCTCGAACAGGCGGAGGCCCTCGCGGATCTTCTGCTTGCGGGCGGTGGGCATCGTGCGTTGACCCCACGGGTACTGAACGGCGTTGAAGTCGAGCGCGGTGCCGGACAGGTGGTTCGAATCGTCAACGTCATTGACGGCCGACCATCCCCAGTCGTCGCCCACGCCGGCCTTGTACAGGTCGAGTCGTTCGACGTTGCGGTGGTACCAGGTCGCCCAGGCTCGCAGGACGACTTCGGAAGGTCCTGAGCGGACGATCATCGCGGCGAGGAACTGATTGTCAGCGCCGGGAATGTAGATGCGCTCGCACTCGTCGCGGTTACAGATGCGCCAGTCGTTCTCGGACCAGTCATTGCCCTTGTAGTTGCGGAATGTCATTGCTGCCCTCCTGTGTTTCGTTGATCGAGTACACGGAACAACTGCGCCTGCTCGGCCTGACTGAGGCCGTCGACGGCCTTTTGAAGTGGCGAGAGGTCGGGCTCGGGTGTGTCGATCGGAACCCACATTCCCTGGCCGGTCCACATACTCGGATCTCCGTCCGGTAGACGGAGTTTCTTGCTCGGCGGGGTGCGGTGGCCGCAGTTGTCGCAGACCACCCGCACCCCGCATTCGTACTGGTGTGCCGAGACGAGCTGGTAGTACTCGATCGGCACCAGTGCCAGCGCCCCGCGCATGCCCGGCAGTGACGGAAAGGTCCACCACATGGCCTCTTTCGGGTCGTGGGGGTCGCAGTTGTCGAAGGTCGGGAACTTCTCGGGATCTGGCAATTGTTCGTCGCTCATGTGCAGCCTTTCGATGAGTTAGAAGAAGCCGAGTTCCTTGACGTCGGCCTTGAGCTTTTCGGCGCGGGCCATCAATTTCACGAGCGGATCTTGCTGTGCGGCATCGTTTCCGACCCCGATCGCATAAGCGGCGCGCTGGCCACGCCTGCGGGAGAGGGTGAGTCGGCGGACGCGGTCGACGTGCAGGCGACGTGAGAGGTCGCCCTTGATCATCACGGCGACGCGGTCACCCTTCCAGAAGTGGCCCTTGCCTGATCGCCGACGAGATACGGTGCAGCGTCCATAATTTCCATCGATGCGGCGAACCACGTGCGAGTGGCCCACCGGCCGGCGCGGATCACCATGAACGAGCTGAACGTGTACGCCTTGCCACCGGAGTCGACGAAGAATTCGAACAGCCCGAACCGGCCCTGATCGGCGACTCGTTCCATCAGCTTGATCGAGATCCAAGCCAAGATGGTGTCTTCGTAGAACATTCGGGCGATCGAGTCCACAGATCCGCCGATACTGCCCACTTGCAACAGGTTTCCGACGATATCGAACACCGCCTGGATACCCGCCGAGATGGTCTCGTTGACGCCCGGCATCGAGTGGCCACCGGTGTTGATCTGTTTGCCCTTGGCGGGTGACTGCTTGAAGCTCGACGCCGTCACCCCGGGTGAGCGAGGGCCGAAGAACACGTACGGTGCGCGGCGGTTGGTGTTCAGTCGACCGGGCACGCGGTAGTCCGCGATGACCGGCTTCGACGTCTGCGCCTGCTCGGTGTCCTCGTAGAGGTCCTCGGAGAGCTGACGGAACGTGCGAGTGAAGCCGTCCATCCACGTGCCACCGTTGGCGGTGCCCTCGTAGATACCGGACTGATCCTCGCAGCCGACGACCAAAGTTCCGGACTGGATGTTCGCACCCGGCCACGGCAACGGATCGCCGGTGAACCAGCGCCGCCACGTAATCGAGTACTCGCCGTCCTCCGCCATCATCTGAACGGCGTCGTGGAAGGTCTTCCACCGTGAAACCATCAGCGCCATAGGTGCGCCCGAGGCGAGCGCCTCCATGAAGCTCAGCGGCTTGACGACGATCGGCCAGTTGTACATGTTCAGGCCGGACGTCCACGACGAGAGCTTGAGAGGATCGTCCGGCAGATGCCACAGCGAGTTATTCTCGCGCCACAGGTTCACGAACAGGGATGTGAGGATCACCCACGGCGTCGGCCCACCGAGCAGGAAAGCGCGCTTCTGAATTGCGGCCGGCCAGTGCGGCGACGACCACAGTTGCTTCCACTTGAGCTGCTCGTAATCCGAGAGGAACGTCGCGACCAGTTTCGGATACGCACCGTCCGCGTCGAGAACCTCGCGACGTCGAGCAGTCCGGACCATCGGCCACCGCAGTGGTCGATGACCATCAGGACGTTGATCGACTCGCCGCGCTTCTTCCGCCCGTACATGTCATTGAGGTATTGCGCGACAGGACGATCGAAGTCGAAGGTGATCGATCCCGGTCCGGTGTCGTTGACGATGTCGTCGACAGAGAACTCGTCGTCGTCGCGCACCACCCACTGCAGATCGCCGCGCCCGTCGAAGAACCGGATCAGCGGCGGCTTCGCACGGATCGCATCCATCTCGACTTGGCGCTCTTCGGTCGCCGCCCAGATCGCCTCACACTGCTCTTCGAGGGTGAGCTCGAAATTCGGTGTTGCTGTCAGCGCCATTGCAACCCCCACGGTCTCGACCACAGTCGCGGTTGATGGAGTTCAGCCAGAGCGCCGCCCGCCGGTGCTCCGGTCACCTTGATCGGCAACAGCGTTTCCGGCGTGTAGGGCGGGATCTCGTGCATGAAGAACTGGTCGTCGAGGATCTCGCCGAGAATGTTCGTCCCCGACCACGATTCGGCCATCAGCTTCATCGGGTCGAGATTGATCCGGGCGCCGCCGTGCACCGCGTCGATCGGATTCAGCTTCAGGACGCGGTCCTTGTATTCGCCGTCAGGCTTACGAGCACCCTTCGGGCCCAGCCATGAAGTGTCCGAGATCGTCCACGTCCCGCGAGTGAGCACCCACGTCTGATTCATCGGCTGATCCGTCGGGTTACTGACAGAGATGAACCCCTCCCCCGACGTTCCTGTGGTCTTCCACTTCGTGACCCGCTTCTTACCGGCCCACATCGGCTGACCAGCCCGCAACAGGTACTGCGGGTTGGTGTAGTCGATGTCGTCGAGCGTCGGATCGAAGTCCGGATCGAAGACAACGGTGTCGGACATCTGCACCGACAGCATCCGCAGATCCCGTTTGGACTTCGCGAAGATCCGAGCGAGCTTCTCGGTCGGATCCCACGGGTCCAATTCAGAGGTGAAGCACTTGCGCAAGATCGGATCGAGTTCCTCGATGCCGAGCGCAGGCCCGTCGTTGTACGGATCATCACCGAACGCGTGGAATCCGAGCGTGATGTCACGCACCGGATAGCTCGTGCCCTTACTTCGCCCGCCCACCTCGGTGGCCGCTGACGCCCATTCGGTGGTGATCGGTGCATCATGGATGCCTTTGACCTGACCGGCCGCCAGGATGATTCCCTGGCGGCCGGCGTTGCGTCCTGCGACATCGAGGCGAGTTCCGTCAGCTCCGATGATGGTGATGTCAATCGCCACTAGAAGGAACCTCCTCGGTGTTGCATCATGGACAGCTCCAGGCGACGGGTTGCCTGACGCTGGAATCCGGCCTGATCGGCCAATGTGGTGTGGAAGTTCTGCACAACGGCAGGCCCGCCACGACCGGCGGGAGCGCCCGCGCCGACAAGTTCGTCGACCTTGTCGATGTTGGCTTCGGCGATCTTCCAGTGCGCGTCCTTGAGGACGAGCTCCGGTTCGTCGAGGCCGTTGAAACCGAGCGTGCCCGGCTCCCACACTCCACCGGTGTCGAACAGTGAGGCACCGTCCACCAGTTCGCGGGCGCGATCCATCGCCTGGCTGTACTTGGCGGGGAATGCGCTGCGCTGCACGGACTGTGCGACCATTCCGGGATCCATCAGTTCCCATCCGAGCGGGAAATGCTCGTAGAACATCTTCGCGCTCTCGAACGGATTCATCCGCTGCTCGAGCGTGCCCCACTCCGGGAAGTCCTGCTGCTGAAACAGTCCCGTCGAGCTGCCGTTGGAGCCGACAGCGTCGTGCGGGAGATTCAGTGACGCAGGCAATCCCGCATTCGCGAACATCTTGAGCGGATCGCCGACCTCCACGAGGGCGGTCGCTTCACCGATCACGGCGGCCTGCTCGCCGAGTCCCATATCCTTGGCTGCGCGGGCGATTTCGTACGCGTACAGGTCATGCCCGGTGCGGACGACTGTGTCGACAGGCTCGGTTGTGCCTGCCGCGATCGCCGCATCGGCCTCAGCGTTGGACATCGTCTGTGTGCTCGACGACGAAGATGCCGATGAACCGGGTTTGATCGTGTACCTGTCGGCGAGATCGAGCCATTCACCGACGCCCGTTATCTCGACTGCGGCGTCAGCCCAGATTCCGCCGATATCGGAGCCCATCTGACGCCATCGATCGCGTGCAGAGAACGCCTTTTCCTTCTCGGGCGGGCTGGTGCTGTCCGTGGTCGTCGATGTCGTACCCGCCACGCTCGGCGAACCCGACGTCGACGGTGCTGACGTCTCAGGGCTTGTCGGCGAAACCTCCGGATCAGCTGCGACGTCGCCAATCGAGGCCGATGTTCGCGTGTGCACGTGATCCTGATGTCCGGAATAGTCCGACGCGAAGTAGCTTCCGCTCACATCCTCGCTGCGCCCGGCCCAACCGATCTTCTGGCCGGTGTTCGGGTTCTGCCAGATGATCTGCTCGAGCCCCTGAGATCTCGGTGCGATCGACAACAACCACTCGGCGTACGTCTGCATCGCGGCGATCGGCCCAGACCAGTCGATCCCCCGGTTGAGGTGATCAGGATTGGGGGCGTAGCCCGCCTCTGCTCGATCACCTTCCTGATGGCCGGGATACGTACTCGCCTGCAATCCGTACGTCGACGCCAGGCTGGTCACCCACTCGGGGAATCCAGCCGACCCGTAGCCGACGCTGGATCCAGTCGCGAGGCCGTACGGCTCACCTACGCTGCTGCCACCCGACGACGCGCCCGACGCGCCCGACGCGCCTGAGCCCGCCGGCGTTCCTGACGTTCCCGAGGTGCCGGATACACCGGATACACCGGATGCGCCAATGTTCTGGACACCGTTACCATCGCATTCTGTGCCGGGGGCGTCCAGTTCTGTCCGCCGAACACTTCAGGGTTGACCGGTGCCGGGGCCTGCGGCGTCGTGGGGACCATGCTCCAGTCCCGGTAGACGTCCACCGGCTTGCGCTGATTCGCGCCAGCGTGAATGCCGCCGAGAACGCCGCCGCCCGCGAACTTTGGAAGGTCCGGGAACATCGTGTGCAGTTCGTCCGCGCTCGGCGTCCAGCCTGCATTGAGCGCACCGACGAGTTCGGAGCCGCCGTTGGCCATTGCCTTTGCGTTGACGACACCTTCGTCGGTCGAGACCAGCGCGGTGGGCATGCCCCACTTGTCCATCCCGAGAATGGAATCGGAGATGCTGGTACCCGGGCCCCAGAGCGTGCCGTCTTTCCGGCGACCGGCGATGCCGCCCGCGTTGAGTAGCGGAATCTGCGGCAAGAAGGACTGACCGCGACGAGGGACACCTGGGATGTCTGGCACCTTCATCGATCCGGCGAATGAGTTCCATTTGCCGATGACCCAGTTGATCGCAGACTTGAACGAGTCCTTGATGCCGTCCCACATACCTGACGCGGCGTCCCTGATTCGGCCCGGCAGTCCGGTGACGAAGCCGATCATCTCGTCCCACTTGCCGACGACCCAATCCTTCGCGCCGCCGGCGGCATCCGTGACAGAAGTCCACATCCCCGAAGCGATCGCTGCGATACGACCGGGAATGCCGGTGACGAAGTCGACCAGCTCGTTCCACTTTCCGACGATCCAGTCCTTGACCTGGGTGACTTTGTCGCCGATCGAGCCGAACGCCTGCTTGAGGAGTTCCCACCCTTCCTGCAGTTTGCCCCATACCCAGTCCCAGGTGGCGGTGATTCCGCCCCACACTGCATCCCAGATCGTTTGGAACCACGTTGTTTTCGTGGCGATCAGGACGACGGCAGCGACGAGCAGTCCGATGCCGATCACGATCAGCATCAGTGGGTTCGCGGACATGATGACGTTGAACGCCAACTGGATTCCGGACCAAATCTTCGTGGTCGCAGACGACAGTTTCGACGCGACGTCGAAGTCCTTGACCGCAGTGACACCCTTCTTGACGCTGTCCGCCATACCGACCGCGGTGTCCTTCGCCGAAACGAACCCATCCTTGAGGCCGATAGCGCCCTCTTTGACGGAATCGAATGCGCCTTGCGCGGTCTCGAATCCGGCGATCGCACCACCCATGCCAGTCATGCCAGCAACGGCAGCAAGAGCTGAACCCTCGTTCTCCTCAAGCGCGCCCGTGAAGTTCCCCAGAAGCGGGATGACGTTGTCGCCGAGCATGCTCGTGACGTTCTGCTCGAGCCCTCGCTTGAAGGTCTCGAATGCAGAACCAGCGTTGTCGTTGAGGACGTCGATCGAGCCGTCGAGTGTGCCGGTGAAGTCGCCCATGACGTCATCCGCACCGGCCAGGCCAGCGAGGAATCCGGGGATCTTGTCGACGGAGAGGTCTTCGAGGGGTGAGCCGAACAGTGCAATCGCCTGCTGCGCCTGCAATGCCGGGTCTTCAACCTTGAGCAGCGCCTCAGCTGTGTACTGCAATGCGAGCTGCGCCGATTCACCGCCCGATGCGACACTCGTGGCCATCGCCTCAGCGTCTTCACCGAGAGCCGCGTACACCTCGGATGTCGACTTCGACCCGTCAGTGGCACGGATGGTGAATTCCTTGAGCGCGTCACCGGTCTTGTCGAGCGCAATCGCGCCGCCCTGCGATGCCGAGATCAGCAGGTTGAACGCGTCCTTGCCGTCGAAGCCGAGGGCACGGAAGTTGGTGCCGTACTCGTTGAGGATTTCGGGCAGCTCGTCGCGCATGCTGACCGAGACCTCTTGCATGCCTTTGGTCATCATGTCGAACGCCTCGTCGGCACTACCGGCGAGACCGTTCTCCATGAGCTGGCTCGCGGATTGCACGGCGCCGGCGACATCCTGATCGAAGATCTCGGCGAACCCTGCGGCCTTGGTAGTCAGCTCTTCGAGTCGCCCGGCACCCATCGAGTCGAGGGAGCCGAACGAGCCGCCGACAGCGGAGACCGCTTCTCGGATGGTGTCCATCGAGTCGCCGACACCGCCGGCGTAGAGGTCACCTGCGACCTTGCCGTACTGCTTGGCTTCCTCGGCGCTCTCGCCGAACGATGCGGCGAGCTTGGAGCCGACCTTGCCCTGCTCCATGGATTTGCCCATGAGTTCCATCGCGCCGCCGACACCGGCAGCACCGGCGGCGAGGCCGGCGAGCTTCTTGGTGCCGGAGTCGAGTCCGGAGAACATGCTCTTGAGTCCGCCGCCCGCCCGCTCGGCTGAACCTGCGACGTCGTCGTTGGAATCGGCAAGGTCGTCGTTTGCGTTCGCCGCTGCTTCTGCAGCGTCCGCAGCACGCTTACGTGCCTGTGTGAGTTGCGTTTCCGCTGCCTCGGCCGCGCCCGCCTGCTTGTTGTTGTCGCGTCGCGCCTTCTCCACCGCTGCTTCGGCGGTGGCGATCTGTGATGCCTTCGCCTTGCCGGAGTCGCGAAGTTCTTGCAGTTTGAGTTCGGCGATGCGGACCTTGTTCGAGGAGTCTGCGGCCTTGTCTCGCTCGGCCGAGAGTTTCTTGGTCGCGGACACCACTTCGGCTTCGGATTTCTTGACGCCCTCGGCCATCGCCGACCCGAGCTCGCGCCTGCTGCGGTACCGGCCTGACGGATCGGTCCCGAGACCTGCCGTGTGATCTCGTTCGCGATGCCGGGAATGGTCGGCAGAATTTGCAGTGACGCCCAGCCGACAGATCTGGCCATGCTCAGGTACCTTCTTCCAGTCTTCGGCGGCGATCCGCGAATCGCTTCTCAGCGCGATTGATTCGGGCGTCGTCGATTTGCGCAGCTTGTTTCGCAGCGGGTTTCGGCCGGTTCGGGTAGTCCTTCCACGGCGTGCCCTTTTTTGCGTCCACGGTTGGCTTGCAGCGCCCACAGATCGGCGAGCAGGTGGTCTTCGATCGACCACGGCAGGTGTCCGCCGTTGTCGGAGATCGCGAGCGCGGAGGTGCGCGGTAGTCGACGGATGAGGACCCACAGCAGACGCAATGTCAGCTGTGAGTCCCCGCCGCCCGGCCGCCACAGATCGCGCAAGTCGAGCCCGTGATAAAAGGTTCTGAGGTCGGCTCGATGTCGTCGCCCCGCAATTGCAGGACGGCCAGGAGGCCTAGGAGTTTCCCGTGGTCCCGACGCCCGATTCCTCGGCGAACATCGTCATGATCTCGGCAGCCGCATCCATCGGCGCCTTGCCTTCGGCCTGCGAGCGAGCGCAGAACCAGAAGAACTGCTTGTCGCCGAGCAGACCCTTGACCATGTGCAGCGGGTTCTTGCCGATGGCCCCGAGCTGCCAGTCCCAGGAGTCGATGAGAGCGGACCGGTTGACGCGAATCTCTTCGCCCCACAGGGTGAGAACGATCGTCGAGTCGGATGCCTCCGCCTTGCGGGCGGCGTTCGCCTTCTGGTGATCCTGCGGTTTGGGTGCGTTAGCAGGGATCTTGCCGGCGGATTTTGCTTCGGCGCGGCGCTGCTTGCGGTTACCCTTCTTGCTGTTCTTGCGGGCGATCCTGAGGGCTTCCTCGGCAGCGGCCACTTCGTCGTTCTCGTCGATGTCTTCCTCATCGACGGCGGGCGCGACCACATCGGGGTATTCCTCTTCGACGCGGGTGTAGTCGTCGTCGCGCTTCTCGGCGCGGAACTTCGCGAGTAGGGCCACCTCGTCTGCGGTCAGCGCATCGGCTTCCGGCGCGGTGTTCTCGTAGTCGTCGAAGTCATCATCTGAGGGCATGTGCAGCTCCTTGGTTGTCGCGCCAGATTTGTGGCGCGATGGCCACCGTGATTCGGTCGGCGGCGATGTCGGTGAGTCCGGCCTTGATCAGGTCGGCGTGGGTTTGTGCGATGAGCGCAATGGGATCGGACGTCGCGAGTTCGTCCTCGTCGTCTTCGTCCGGAAGTTGCTCGGCGATCTGGATGGTCTTGGCGACCTTTGCCCGATCGCGGGGACGGAGACGCTCACCCGGCTTGATTACATCGAGAGCGATTGCCGCGGCGTTGATCTCGGCGTCACTCGGGGTGCGAAGTCTTGGCGGGGTAATCATGTGCGCTGCCGGTCTCGTGCAAGTTCAAGTGCGCCGACTGTCATCACGAGCGCGAAGAACCATGTCGGCGGAATGCGTGAGGTGTCCATGCGAGCTCCTTTGTGCAGAGAGGTCGATGCAGCGGATGGAGCCGATCGCCCGCCGGGCTGCACACCGGCGGGCGATCGGGGTATCAGGCAGAGACGACGGTGACGGCGCCTGCCGGGGTGAGCGATGCAGCGGGCGCGGCGAGGGTGCCGCCGTTGGCGAGCACGACCGTGTACGGTCCGCCTGCCGAACCGGTGACGGTCGCGTTGCCGGGACCGACCGTGGCGAGAGCTTCGAGCGCCGCCTTCATAGCCGCAGTCGTCGCGTTGAAGACGATGCCCACGACAGTCTGGTTGTCCACGCGCAGCGGGAAGGTGCCTGCCGTGGTGCCCGCCGGAACGGTGACGGTCCAGGTGGTCGGATCGTCGGCGTTCTCGTTCGCCGTGCCGAGCAGGTGATTGTCGCTGTCGGCGAAGATGTCCGCGGTGACCGGGAAGGTGCGGACACCGGACTCGGACTTCGTCCACGCGCCCGTGGTGAGCAACGCGGGGCGAGTGGTCCACTCGACCTCTTCAACGTCTTCCTCGCGGGTGACGATCAGCAGATGCCGGTAGACGCCCTTGGGTACGGAGATGAAGCCCGCGTCCTTGCCGTAGCGATGCCGGCGCTGACCGCGTTGCGTTCGAGGGCGTTAAAGCTCAGTTCGAGCGTGCCCTTGCTGGTCTTGCCCTTGAAGCGAGGCTTTCCCCAGCCGTCGAAGAATGTCTTCTCGACGCCGGGCGTGTAGGTGACGCCTTCGGTGCCGAGCAGTCCGAAGTCGAGCCACATCGCGCCGGGGGCCTGGCCGGGTGCGGGGACGGCATCGGTGAGGGTGCCGGTGTAGTTCGGGTCAAGGACGTAGATCTCGCCCTCGTCGAAGACGGAGGCGTTGTCGGGATTGATTACGGACATGGCAAATGACCCCTTTCAAGGGCGCAGTACCTCGATGAGAGGCGGTTAGATGGGGGTGGTGCGGATGCGAACCGGGACGGTGAATCCGGCGATGCGGCCGCCGTTGTCCGGGTCGATGTCGTCGAGGATCGACGAACCGGCCATCACGTTGGTGATGCCTGGAATCCGATGCGCGAGGAGCAGTCCCTGACACAGGGCTGCGAGTTCGCGGGAGCGGGTGCGGCCGTTGGACCACACGGTGACGCCGATCTGCGGCACGGTGAAGATCGGCCACTCCATCGGGCCGCCGTCATCTCGTACGACGACGAACGGCGCGGCGGCAACACCGTCGACCTCCGGAACCCACTTCGAATCGAGTGAGAGCGCCACCCGCACACCAGGCTCGCGAGTGGAGAGGATTCCGGCGAGGAATTCCTTGACCGGCTTGACTGCGTCGGATGCCTTGCGCGCCGGTTTCATCGGCCCCTCACTGTCAGCCCGACCATTCCGGCAGCCTTGGTGAGCGTGCCGTATTTGAGTTGTCGGGCAACACCGCTGATCTCCTTGATCGCGACTGAGGAGACGGGGCGGTCGGTGGTGTACGGGTCCGCTTCGATCAGGATGCCGTCACCGGCCACCTGCCTGGCTGCAGCCGCGATCTCGACGGCAGCAGCGTCGGTGAGTGCTCGCACCTCAGGAGAGTTGAGGATCTCGTTGATGCCGTCGTGATCGATCTGAAAATCGATGCCGGACATCGTCACCCCCTTCCGAGATAGGCGAGCACTTCCATGCCGCGCCGTCCCGTCCCGTAGGCCGAGCGCCAGTCGAGGATTCGCACCTTGCAGACGAGCCCGCGGACCTCGAGCTCGTCGTCATCGGTCAGGTCCGGCGCCGGCAGGAAGTAGACGGTGTGTTCGATCGTCTCGCCTTGACGCTCTTGCGACTGGTTGCGTTTCGAGGCGCCGGGTGCAACAGCTTTGGCGCGCAACGGAACCTTGGTCACCGCCGAGGGGATCGGATCGTTGTTGTCGTCCAGCCCACCGGGTGTGCGGCGGATACGGATCACCGTTTCGCTCATGCTTGCCGCTCCAACCTGTAGCGGTCGAGCACGCGCAGTTCGTGATCGAAGAGCGCTGTCGAGCCTTCGGAGGCGGAGAAGCTGAACGGGCCGATCGTTTCCGCTTGGCCGCCGAGTTCCGAATTGACCGCTCGCGCTGCCGCTTCGAGAACGACGCCGAGCAGATCCGCCGGCGCGTCGAAACCGTGATGCATGCGTACCTGGATCGAGCGCCACCGGTTCGGCCACCGCCCTCGCAGCGCACCCATGTGCGACCATTCGACATCGCCGACCACCTCGCCGTGCACGCGGACCTCGTCGAGTGAGACCAGACGCAGGGTGGGCAGCATCAGCACGGTGCCGCCGTTGCCGTCGAGGGTGACTGTTTCCTCGAGGACCGGTGCGACGTGCCAGCCGCAGTAGGAGCGGATCGCGGCGGAGGCGACGTTGAGTCGCCACTCTTCGAGTCCGGTCCCGGCCATCAGGGCAGTGAACTGTTCGGGGCTGATCAGCGGATCCATGTCAGACCGCCTTGGTGCGGGAGCGGGTGCGCGCCTTGTTGGCCGGCGCGGGTGCCGCTTTGGTCTTCGGCGTCAGACCACGAGCTTTCGCGTCTTCTGCGGTGAGTTGCAGTGTGGTGGTTCGGCCGTTGACGTCCACTTCGTAGATGTCGAGTTCCATCTCGTCCTCCTTCCCGGTCGGCCCGCCACCCCGGCCGGTGGTCAGACCGGCCAGGGTGTGCGAGTTAAGCGTGGGTCGCGACCTTCACGAACGCGGACGGGCGGGTGACGGCGAAGGCCACGCGCTCCTCGGCGAGGATGGCGATCATGTTGCGGATAAAGAAGTCCGCGTGCGAGTCGGTGACCGTGACCGTGGTCTGCTCGCGGTCCCACAGGACTGCCTTGCTGTAGTCGCCGAGGGTCGCGGTACCGGAAGGCTGCGACTCGGATTCGACGACCGGGACACCCCACAGGGTGCGGTTGCCGAAGGCGAACGGGCCGCCGTAGTAGTAGCGGTTCTCGCCGTCCTTGGCGAGGTCGATCAGCTCGGCGTCCTCCGGGGACACGACGATCGCGGTGGGAGCGACGCGGCCGATGGTGCGGACCTTGGTGATCGCCTTGCGGACCGAGGTGAACAGGTCGTCGACGAACGCCTGGGTCTGGATGCCCGAGGTGGCGTTGATGCCGGTGAGGTCTTCGCCGGCGCCGGTGCCGTTGAGGATCTGCTGCTCTTCCTTCTCCGTGATGTCGGCGCGGAGTTCGTCGTTGATCAACCCTTCGAGGCTGCGACGTCGGCGAGTGCGCGCTTGGTGGCGGGCACCCACTCGGCGATGGTCTTGACGACCGCGGTCTTGCGCTCGAATGCCCAACTGCCCTCGGGCTTGTAGCCGCCTCCGGCATTGGGGATCAGGGCGCCGCCACCGGATGCCGGTGCGGTCGGTGCCGCCGAGGACGTTGCCTCGGGGACGACTGCCGCGGCGTTGGTGTGCGCGGTCTGCGCCACGTACTCGACGGTGTCGGAGCCGGTGCGGCGAACGCTGACCAGGTTGCGGATGGTCAGTTCCTTGCGGCCGAGCATCTCGACGATGCCGGTCTGCTCGGGCGTGACGAACGCGCCGCCCGAGGTGGGCGAGCTGCCGACGAACAGGCCCTTGATGCCGATCGGGTCGGTCTGGAAGCGCGAACGCTCGGGGACCTGGCCGGCGCCCTTGTACGGCGCCATCGCGGACTTGAACTGCGCGGAGCCCACGACCTGCAAGCCGAGGGACTGAGCCTTCGCCTTGGTGGTGTCGTCGGAGGTGGGTTCCTCGACGGGCTCGGCGCCGACCTGCTTGGCGAGCGTCTCTGCCGCGAGATGACCTCGACGTCGTGACGGGCGGCCTCGAGGTTCTTGACGAGTTCCTCGGCCTGGGTCTTGTACTTGTCGAACTCGGCCTGCTCGTCTTCGGTGAGGTCGCGAGCTTCCTCGTCGGCCTTGGTGGCGATGAGCTTCATGCTCTTGACGGCCGCTTCGGCCTCGCCCTTGAGCCGGGCAATACGAATGCTGGATGCCATGATGGCGTACCCCTTTCAAGCTAGTGAAGTGAAAGCTCCGCGCTGAGAGCGTCTGCCGCAGCGAGGTTTCGGCGATGGACCGCCGGGGACTTCTCCGACGATTCGGCCGGGGGGAGCGTGTCGAGCACTTGCCCGATCGCCTCATAGGCGCCGCGCAGTGAGGACTCGTTCTTGGACGAGAGAGCGCGGCCGGCCTTGACCATGAGGACGTCGGTTTCCTGGTTGGCGCCGAGCGGCACCACCGAGACTTCGTGCAGCTTGAGGGCCTTCAGTTCGAAGACCTCGTCCTCGCCCTCACCGTCCACCTTCGGGCGCTGAGATCTCGCACCGTCGAGGACGTCGAATGCGAAGGACATCTGCGAGATCCGTCGCTCCTTGAGGAGCTTGTACGTGTACGGACCTTTCGGGGAGTCGAGGTCGATCTGCGCTTTGACGAGCAGTCCGACGTCGTCCTCCTCCGCTGAGAGCAGGTGTCCGATGTTGAAGTCGGGATCACCCATGTTGTGCCCGAACAGAAGTGGGATCGGGTCACCCTTCTCGGCCCACCGTTCGAGGTCCGCCTTGAACCGCCCGGCATGACGATCTCGCCGTAGCTGTCGATGTTGCCGAACACGCTGGCGTAGGCGGTGAATACGCCGCTCTCGCCGGTGTCTTCGTCCGGTGGTTCGGCTTTGATCTGTGCTGCAGTGCTTTTGGTTCTCACTGCGTTTCCTCCTCGGTTTCTTCGTCGGCCGGGGGCTCGGTGCCGTTGGAGACGCCGGGCTCGGTCGGGGTGATGTCACTCGGGGAGCTTGGCCGCCGATGATGACGTTCAGGGGTGTGATTAGCTCGTCGCCGCCGGGGACCGGTGGGCGGTTGTCGAGAGCGCGGGCTTCGTTGCGGGTGATGTACGGGCCACCGACCGAGGACTGGATGCCAGCGGCACGTTCCTCGAAGGAGCCGGACAACTTCTCCTGCAGGTTGAACTCGACGTACACGTTGTCGTCGGCGAGGTCGGGGACGAGTTGCAGTTCGATCTCTTCCTTGATCATCTGCAGCCACGGCCCGAGCGTGTCCTGATACAGCATCTTGTGCTGCTCTTGGATATTCGAGAACGTCGCCGAGCCCATGATGCCGAGCATCGATGGCGGGATGAAGTACGCGGTTGCGACTTCCTCGCGGGTGAGCTTGCGGGCCTCGATGTACTGCAACTGTTCGGCGGTCTGTGACGCGCTGACGAACTTCATGCCGTCCTCGAGGATCGGCGTGCCACCGGACTGCGGGCCGCTGCCCGTGTACTGAGCTCGCCACCCTTCCCTGAAACGCTCACGTGCAGTGTCGGACCAGTCGGCGACACCGGCCGTGCGCGCCGGCCGTTCGAGGTAGCCGCTCACACGGGCGCCGTTCTTGAGGACCTGCTCACGCATCCGTCCCGCCTCGTACTCCTCCGACAAGGTCTGACGGAGCGCTTCGAGTGGGGACTCACCAGCGATGCCGGTGTTGGAGTAGCCGCGGAAGAACACGATCTGATCGGGCTTGACGTCGATCTTCCCGGCCGAACCCTTCACCTCGAAGTACTCCGGCGTCAGCCAACTCTCACCCTTGGGAGTGACGAAGTCCGGCGGAATCCGGACGAGTCCTTCGACGCCGTCCTTGGTGGTGATCTTCTGCCAGAACGCCATGTCGTAGATCGCGAGATCGTGAATCAGTGCGTCCATCAGTCGGTACCGCGTGGTGTACGGACTGGGCTTCGACAGCAGCCGCGCGAGCGGATGATCGGTGATTCGTTGCCGGTCCGCATCACCCTTGCGCGCAAAGACATGCAGGCCGAGGTGGGCGATGTTGCGGGCCAGGAATGACACCGATGTTCGGACCGCGGGCTGTGTCCGCCACAACTGGTAGTACGCGAGCGAGAGTGAATCGGTGAGCTGAATGCGTCCAGGCGGTGGGAGTTCCAGCCGCGAGATGCTTTTTAGTTTCCCGTCAGAGGTCACGAACGCCATGCCGGCACCTCCTACAGGGCTTGGATGAAGTCGATGTTCGCCTTGTCGATGGCGATCTCACCGTCAGCGGACATAGCCTCGCGGCCGTCCTCGTGGATGAATGCGGACTTGACTGTGACGAGCGGACCCCGCGTGGAGACGATGACGCCGCTGATCGATGTTCCCGAGAGCAGGTTGACGACCACTCTCGGTTTGGCGTGCAAATGCTTGTAGTGCATGGGTCTCCTAGACGGTGAACAGGCCGGTTGTCTCGTAGGCGGATTCGACGATCTCCTCGACCTTCTGACCGAGCAGCCAGTACGCCGAGGCTTCGGCGATGACCGGGCTGGCATCGCCGGGTGAGTTCTTGCGATCGAAGAACCAGGCGTCCCCGGCCGGGCGAGCGCGGACTGTCCGGGCGGACTCGTCTGCGACCTGCTGGCCGCGGTGACGGACCTTGCGTTGTTTGATCGCGTCGAAGAACGCACCCGACGACTTCGAGAGTTCGGCACCGCCGATGGGAACGACCGTCATGCCTGCGTCGGTCAGTTCGTCGGTCAGGCTCGACACCGGTGCGCCGCGTTCCTGCAGGGCGACTTGGCCGTTGAACCATCCGTCCTCGATCGCCTTGCGTTCCTTGAGCCACGGTGTGACCCAACTCGTGCCCACGCGGGAGGCGACGATCTCGAGGTGCACGAGGCCGTCCTCACGCTCAGCCGCAATGGCGATGTGTGCGCGCTTGCATCCCACGACACATCGGCAGCGACAGCGACCCGGGTACCGTCAGCACGCCGAGACGACTTGTCCAACAGTGCGAGCCAGTCGTCCTCGTCGATGATTCCGGATTGGATCTGCTCGACTTCCTGGCAGAGGTTCTCCGTGCGGAAACCGTTGTCCGTTTTCGTTTCCCGGTCCGCTTGCAGCGCGGTCGGCGTCAGGGTGTAGCCGAGCGCCGGATTGGCCTGCGCTCGCGCATCCCAGTCGTCGAGGTCGCACCCATCGGGAGCGGAGTACTCGAACAACCCGAGAGTGACCTCGTCGGTGCGATGTGTCTCGATCGCCGCCTTGGCGCGGCCACGAAGATCACGCAGCACCACCGAGTGGACGTCACCGGCGTTGGACGCGCACACCGTCTGTGCGCGAGGCGGAATCAGAGTCGTAGACGACAGGGCATTCCACGCATCCCAGGACTTGTGCTCGCGCAACTCGTCGAGGAACAACAGGTCGCAGTCTTGCCGCGCTTCGCATCACGTTCGAGGGTGGCAACGACGTACTTGCCGCCAGGCTTCCTCGGTGTGCGCTTGTTCGGGCGAAGCCTCATCGCCTTGCCGCCGTTGACCCGCTTCGGCTTGAACATCCGCTTCTTCAGCGCCGGGATGGCTTCGGCCTGATCGACGATCTCCTCCCAGACATCCTCGGCGTCACCGAGGGACTGAGCGGCACCGATCACCATCTCTGCGCCGTCGACGAACAGCCGCCACAACAGGAGCGCCTTGATCAGCGTCGTCTTCCCGTTCTGACGAGAGACCAGCAGCAGCACCCGCTTGAAACGGAAACCGCCCGACTCGTTGAGTTCGAGAGCGTGGATCAGGAACCACTTCTGCCAGGGCATCAACGTCATCCGCAGCACCGACTCGGCGAAGCGGATGCACTCGAACCCCGCACTCGTCTCCGGCGTCAACTCACGCAGCGGTGGGGTGAACAGTCGAGGTTCGGTGCGGCCCTTGAGGTCAGACCGACTTGAGAGCAGGGCGGTCATCGAGGATCGCATCCAGTTCGTCGCCCTCGGGCGCAGATTGCAGGTTCAGTTTTGCTGCGCCTTCGGGTGTCAGTCCCAATCCGGTGAGCACTTTGTGCAGTGTCGGCACCGGGCCGAAGGTTGCCTTCGCCGCGGCGTCCGGCCCCTCGGCAACTGCGTCGTCGATGACCCGTGCCAACATCCGCGCCTGCTCGATCGAGGCCCGATATTGCTCGGTGTCCTTCAGGTGATCGGCTGCTCTGACTGCTGCGTTGACCTCCGAAAGTTGCGTCTTTCTCGCCATGATGCAACCTCCGATACTGGGTTACTCGCGCGCGCGAGCCCCCTCAGCCGTAGGAGGGAGAGAGCCACTCGCCGGTGGAAGTGGTCCGTGCTGGGCTGGGCCAGCGATGTGGAGGCCCTTACCCTTGCGGCCCCTGATGTGCTCACCAGGCTTCACTAGGCGGCCCGAGGGTGGGCGTGACCTCTGCGTTGCCTCGGGAGCTGTTGCAACTCTTGTGGGATGGGCGGAAGTTCGCTGGGTCGTCGACGAGTTCGGGGTGCGTGGAGAACGGGTAGAAGTGGTCGTTCTCGAATGCGTCGGGATGGTCTTTAGGCAGGCTGTAGTCGATGGGCTGCGAGCACAGGTGACAGGCGGCGCGTCGGTTTTCGCATTGCTGCCTGAACTCAGCCTGAGTGCTTTGTGTCTGCGGGTACTACGCTCGTTGGCCATCAGGCGATCGCGTCGATCTGATCACTGAGCGACTCGGCATACTCGGTGAGTCGAGCAACTGCATCCCAGTTCTGCATGCGCTCGGCTCGTGCGATAAGAACCTCGCAGTCATACAGCCGGTCATAGAGCGTGGGCATCATGACCTCCACATGTGAATGAGTCGGACTACCACCCAACGGATCAGCGCGAGGCTTGGCATCGCTGCTCTCGCTGCATCATTCGACGCGACCACCAGGCGTCGTCGAGGATCTCGTCGATCTGCACCTGAATGTTCGGTATACCGAGGAAGGGGCTGATGTAGTCGAGAGCTTCTTGGATGACTCGCGGGAGCGCAACGCCTTCGAAGACTGCGAGCAGGTCACCTTCGTATGGGAACTCCATCAGATCACCCACTGTTCGATGAGTGCCCACACGATTCGGATCACTTCAATCAGGTCGAGGATCATGGCGCGACTAGGCGCGAAGTACGCGGTCGACGAGGGAGGCCGTAGGGCGGAGTACGAGCCGGAGACGTTTGTCCGAACCGTAGGCGCCGATCGTGCTGCACTGTCCGCCTCGGAGAGGTATCGGGCCTTCGTCGTCCGGGTTGGCGAGGGTGCGGCCGATGTCTTGCACTGTGACGCCAAGCAGCCCTGCATCGCGCAGTGCGGCAGGCGTGAGTGCGTAGCCGCCAACTTGAGGTCGAGTGGGTGCAGTCATGTGAGCCTCCGATTGATTGTTGATCTGAATGGCGGAGAGCAGAGGAGTTGAACCCCTGGCCTTTCGACCCGTGCCGCGTTCGAAGCGGTCCCGCCACCACTGGCGGTTTACTCTCCAGGGCCCCGCCTGCAGGCCGGGGCTATTCAGTTATTCGGCTACCGATCTCCCCGGATCACCGTGTGCCCCACGACAGCGGGGACGTTTGATCCATCCAGGCAGCGGCGCACTACGGCGGGAGGCCGTCTTGGTGCGGGCTTGGATTCCGTGCTCCCGGCGGACGAGTCAGTACCGGGCGGTGACTTAAACCTGGATGGATGCCTGTGTGCGTTGTGTTCGCCGTGCCGAGTCGTAACGACTGCAAGGCGTTTTGTCGGCGACGATCCAGGCGCACCCCTGGACGTGGTGGGAAGTCTCGCAACGACGGTGGGACTCGAACCCACGACACACGGTTTTGGAGACCGCCGCTCTGCCGCTGAGCTACGCCGATACGCGAATGTGCGGGCGGTCGATTTCGACACTGCCCGCACAACGCGCTTAGCGTATCAGATGATTGTCATCTCTTATCAGTCTTGGTTGATTGATTGGTTTCACCTCTAGATCGTTTGGTCTTCTTCTTGGGTTTCGGCTTCCATGTGATGACGGTTTCGTGGGCGTCGAGGACGTCGCCGAGTCGGTAGATGAGGACTCGTCCGGATTGTTTGACGGGTTCGATGTGGCCGCCGTGGTGGAGGGTGTTGACGCGGACTCGGGTGAGTCCTTCGATACCGATCTCTTTGGCGAGGATTGCGCAGCCGTTGGCATTGAGTAGTCGGTTTCGGGCTTGAGCGACGTCGACGACGTGCACGATGGCCGAGGCTGGGGTTCGCCCTGAGGCTCGTTGTGCTGCTTTCACTTTGGCTGAGATGGATGCGTATGCGGTTTCGGATCCGGGCGTGACGGCGAGGATCAGGATGTTCCGCGCCAGCCACCGCGCCAATGGCAGGACATCATGGCCGGGTTGTGTGAGGCCACGGATCTCGCACAGCCAGACAACCCATCTCCGTAGTTCTTGTCGAAGTGATTCGGCCATCTCGCCGGCGTCAGGATTGAACGGCAACGGTTGAGGTTGTTCGCCGGTGCTGACTTTCGGCTGGAAGGTTTGGGCCCGGATTCCGACTGTCATGCAGCGGGCGAGGTTTTCGACGGTCTCAGGTACCTCACCCAATACCTTGACGAGACCTTGCCGTTCGTTCGTCGGCAGGTAGAAGTGCTCGGTCACTTAACCCTCCTTGTCGGCCCGTAGGCGGTCCTTCGTGTTTTCGCCGGATCTCGAACCCATATCGGCGGGGCCTGCTTGGGTTTCGACGCTTCGGGTGTGGCCTGTGATCGGATCTCACTCACAACGACTCCTCAGAAGGCTTGGTCTCAAAGGCGGCAATCCAGGAATCGATGTCGAAGCATGCCCAGCAGGTGTAGATGCCTCCGCCTGTATCCATGACCCCGCCACACGTGCGGCACTTGTTCTCGCTCATTGCTGTTCCCCTTCCAAAGCTGCGCGGATGGGCTGTCGGTCAATGGTTTCGAGATTGTCGTACGCGTCGTCGCCGTACAGTTCGTGGTCCACGCGATAGATCGCTACGGCGTTGTATGCAGCCTCCACCCTGGCGATGGTGGCTTCAGCTTTCTCGGCGCGTGCACGTTCACGTTCAACCTCTTGCTGGGCGATGCCGATCATTTCCCACACTGGTTCAGGTGGCCGCTCCGGTTCGTCCCAGCATTCGATCTCGGACTGCACCATGTGGCCGATCATGTGCTCAAGGTCGGCATAGGTTGTGGGTCGTTCGTAGGTGAAGCCGGTCGGGGTGGTTTTCGGCCATTCGTGCCGCCCGTTGGTGTGCTGCTCCACCACATGTTTGGCGTGTTCGGTGGCGGTCTCGGTTGTGGGTTCGCTGCCGTAGGTGCCTTTGGTTCGCCAGTCGCATCCTGTGCAGCCCCACCAGTTCCAGTACGACTGCTTGAGTCGGTGCGCTGCGATGAGGTCGGTGAGGTCAGCCATGATGTCCCTCATGTCCTTTTGGTCGGGTGCATTTGCGGTAGCTGTGACCGTCCGCCCAATCGCCGCAAGGGATTCCAGGCTTTGCGACAAGCTTCGGGGTGATGGCATAGCTTCCGGCGAGCACCTCAGCCACATGCACGGGATGATCTTTCGCGGGCCCGAACCATCCATCGGGGTTTAGTTCGTGCTTGCCGTCAACGATCGCCCATTTGCAGTGGCAGAACAGGTTTCCGTCTGGGCTAATGCCGTCTGCGGCGTGCGCTGCGATGAGGTCGGTCAACCCCGGATCAGGCGCGGTCACGACGACATGTCCTTCCTCGTTTCTGTGAGCAGGCGGTTTGGCGGAGAACACTTCCCGCACCGCAGGTCGCCATCGACGAGGTACACCTCGTCACCTTTATGCACGGTGTGACTGCAAACATGACATTCGTAGTTCGACGTCGCTCTCATTTGCTTGTGCCTTCGGTGACGTTCATTGTTCTGGTCAAAACTTCAGCGTGTTCCCATGTTCGAAGTGGATGATTTTCAGTCCATTTGTTCACTACGCGCCAGCAGAACTCTTCGTCGCCCGCACCGATGAAATTCAGATGGGGCACTTGACCGTTGAGATCCGGTGCGGGGTGTTCGCCCGCCGGATCGCCGGAGAAGTAAATCACCGCATAGTGGGTGTTCATGGTGTCTCCAGTGCTTGTCGGGTGGGGCATGGCATGGGGTGCGCGCAGGTGCGGCAATGGGTTTGGAGGGATGGCGGTGGCCACGGCGTGTGCAGTGCTTGGACTCGCTCGACAGCCGCAACCAGGGCGGGTACCGCAGTCCGGGCGTGAGCAATGAACTTCGCATCGGCTTGCGTGTTATCGAGCGCGCCACCGATGTCACCAGCGAAGCGCTCAAGTAGCCCGTCGACCTCGGTACCGATGGACCAGTAGTTGCCGAGCCATCCAGAAGTGCTGTTCGGCGGCGTCGTCACCCATGGCCCTGGTGTTGCTGCGGCCTCCAGCGCTTTCGTGTGCTCAACATCCACCCCAGTCACGAGGTCAACCCCAACGCAGCCGTGACGCGTCCACCAATCCAACGTGCAGCGTCCACGGACACCGCGTTGCCGATCTGCTTCTTCACGTCCTTCGCGTTGCCTACGAACTCGTAGGAGTCCGGAAACCCCTGGCCGCGAGCGCATTCGCGATTGTTGAGCATTCGGAACCTTGGCCCTTCGTCGGTGAGTGTGGCGATGCCGTGATGGTTGCCGCCGGCGGTGATCGTCGCGAGCGGGTGTGTGTCTGCTCGGCGGGCTTTCGCGTTGCGGCGGTACGTCACCAGGTGCGGCACGTCGTGGGTTGTGATCTGTTCGATCTGGTCGGAGACGTACAGCTTGCGGGTGACTAGCTTTCCGGGGTTCGGGTCGAGGATGCTCAGCGCGTGGGTGCGTTGCGGCTCGCGGATGGTCAGGTCCACGTTGCCGTCGCGGGTGAACACTGCGAAGTACCGGACTCTGCGTTGCGCGGCCCCGACTTCCGCGGCGTCGAGCAAGATCACCTGCTGCCGGTAGCCGAGCGCCCGCATCCCGTCGAGCCACCAGTTATAGAGACTCCATGCCTGGAACTCGGGCACGTTCTCCACGATCACCGCGTCGTATTGGTGAACCTCGGTGGCTGCGATCACTGCGAACGCTGTTGCCCGGTCCACGGATCCGGCGTCAGCGCGCCGCATCTCGACTGCCGCCGGCGGCTGTTTCCGGCAGCCGGACCGTGCGTGCCACACGCAGGACGGTGACGCCCAGAGAATGTTGGTGGACGGGAAGGTGCGCCAGTCGACCTCGGACAGGTTCGCCATGATGTGCTCGGTGTCGGGGTGGTTCTTCTGGTGCGTGGCGATCGCTGTATCCCAATGGTTCGCCGCGACCTGAACGTGAACGCCGGCCTGTGTCATGCCTTCCGAGCTGCCGCCACCACCGGAGAACAGGTCGGTCATCGTGAGAGTCATGAGGTCACTTCCTCCACTGAACCCGCTTCCCAGGCACTGGGGTCGAGGTCGATCTCGTGGGAGCATTCGTGGCACAGACCGGCGTAGGCCATGTTCTCCGCCACCAACTTTGCCGTCCGTGGATCAGGAGCCTCCACGTCGAGCGTGTGGTTCGCCGCTTGGGTGAGATTGACTCTGTAAAGGCTCATGCTCACCCCTCCTCGGCCGCAACGAACGGGGCGTAACCCTCTGGGCCATGCAACCCGCCGTGTTCCCATCCGGCGGTGCAGCGATGCCACACGTCGCCCTCGCAATCCTTGATGCGCGTGACACTTCCGGGAATCGCGTCCACGGTCTCCCACGGTCCGGTTTCGGTGGGGGCAGGGACAACCGGCGAGGAGGCGGGTTTCTTGTCGGGCCACGCCCATGTGTGGACGCCCGCGTGACCTGACTTCGGGAACGAGCAAGTGTCGCCTTGGGGACTTCGCACTTCGCATGGCCCCTCCGCTTTCGTCTCCTCCTCGGCGGGTTCGGCAGGGGCTAAACGTCCAGGTGGGATTCGATGCGTCGCGTAGCAGCCCTCGGCGTGCAGTGGGGCCTCGCACCGCAGATTTCCTGTACACGGTTCCTCGGCGGGTTCGGTTGCCGGGAACAGGGCGCGGAGACGGGCTGCGGGCGCACTGTACGGATTTGCTGTAGCAACCAGCGCCTCCACGTCTTCCACCTGTTCGGCGGTGAGTCGCATCTCGTCGGCGGCCAGGAGTCGGCCAGCGGAGTGGAGTTCAGCCAGAAGGTCGATTTGAGCTTGGAGTCTGGCCGCGAGGTTCGCGATCATCTCGTCCGGTATGTCGATCTGTACGCCGATGGCCTTGGCGAGACTGGAGAAGGTTTCGCGGATGATGTCTTCGGCTTGGCTGCTCATTTCGTGCTCCATTCGATTTCGAGCCAGAGTGCGGGCGGTTGGCCTTTGACGGCTGCGTGGATGACGGGTTCGGGCGTCGAGACGATGCGGCTCGAGTCGTCGGCGACCATGCCGTAGCCGACGTGGACTTTGGTGCCGCGCTTGGTTTCTACGACTCGGTGGGGTGTGAGTCCGTCGACGAGGGCTTTGACGGTTGCCATGAGGTTTCCGGTGTCGCGTGCCCGGTTGTCTCGTGGTTGGTAGTGCAGGGTCGCGGTGAGGTGTGCGACGTCTTTCGGGAGCTGTGCTGCGACTGCGAGTTTCACGATGTCGGAGCGGAGTTGCTTGATCACTCGCGCTTTCGCGAATCGGGCACCTTTGGTGATTCCGCCGTCGTTCATGGACAGCGGCGGTTTTGTGTACGGGAGGTGAAGTGTGGCTGTGTTCGTCATATTCAGCCTTCATTGCTGGGGCCGTGCGCAACGGTGGCGCACGAACGGGGTGTGGTTAGGGGGATTGCTTGCCTACGGGTTGTTTTGCGTTCTGGGCGAGGACTGCGCGGACTTGAGCCATGCCACGTTTGGCGGTGTCGACGATGTTCGGATCGTGATTGCAGACGGTGGTCCCGAAGTAGCCGCGGTCGTCGCACATCCCGCACTCGTCGATGGATTCCTGAATGAGTTCCGCTCGCTGTCGCGTGGCTTCGGACTTGATGCGCTGCCAGTCAGCGGCCTCTTGCGCTGCAGTGGCTTCAAGGGTTCGTCTAGCGTCGGCGCAGCCGCGGCACGGAGGCGGGTTCGGGTCGGCGAGATGCCGTTCGCAGCGCGGCCCCAACTCCGAGGATTCGATCGAGGGGGCGTCGATTTCTCGCGTGCTACTTACGTGAGATACCTCTACAACTTCAGTTATCTCTTTATGTAACTGTCTATGTGGTTCTGCGACATTTTGCGACAGTCGCGCGACATTTTGGCTCTGTCGACGCTTCTCCGCAATCCGATCCCGATCCGCCTTCCGCTTCCTGACCAGGCGTTCCAGCGCCTCGTTCCACTTGAACCAGGCCGGTACGTCGTACCCCAAACCATCCTCAGTTTCGACGATGATTCGTTCACGAATCAGCTCATCAGTTCGCCGAGAAACGGACGACAAACCGAGCTTTTTCAGCGCACTTTTTGCGATATATCCGGACGTTTCGTTGTCGGCGATGTACCCGCAGATCCGAGTGAGAAGGGTCTGCGCCTTCTCGGAAACACCTTCGTCATCGAGGTCGATGTAGTACTTCGACGACAGTGCGAACCACTCCATTTAGCTCGATCCTCCGTTCGCTGACGCCTTCTTCGCGCTCTGTGCTCCGAAGTCCTGCCCGCCCGCGATAGCCCACTTCTCGCCGGTCTGGATCGCCCACGCAAGGCACTGCTCACGGACTGGGCAGTCGAAGCAGATCGCGCGCGCAGGAAGGCCCGCCTCGCGCCGCACCTTCTTGTTGCGGACCTGGATCGGGAACCACAGCTCAGGATCGTGATCGCGACACTTGGCACGTGCGCGCCAATCGATGTCGTCACTCATGTGAATAGCTCCTGTGCATAAGCCGGGCCGCACCATCGATGGCGGCCCGGATCAGTTGCGAGTAGGGACTAGGCGGGCTGCTCGGATTCCAGGAATGTGATCAGCGCGACCGCTTCATCAGCAGCGAGGTCAGCAGCACTCTCGAAGTCGCGCCCGTACTGCTTCTTGAGCCACGCGAGCTTCTTTTCCTTCGTGTCGCACCCGTCCTTGTCGAGCAAGCGAGCAAGTGCCAACTGCTGCTCATTGCTTGCCATCTCGACGGCATCCGTGACGTCGGCGGGCGCAGGCTCCTCGGCGGGAGTCGGGCTCGGTTCAACCTCAGGCGTAAGACCGAGAGCTTCCTCGAGCCCAGATCCGGCGCGCTTAGTGGTGGGCACGCGCTCCGATGTGACGGACGTCGATTCTCCGTCGATAATCTGGACGGCGTCCTCGAGCACCATGCCTGAAAAGTCGTTCGGGTACGCCTTACGCCACGCTGCTGCCTCCGCGCACTTGGCGAGTTGGTTGGCCGGCATCTTTGCCCACATCGAGTTCGGGTGCTGCTGGCCATCTTTGGAGTACGTCTGCACGTACTCGCCGTACATCGCTACGGATGCGTACTTGACGCCGTTCTTGACAACGATGTACTTCGCGGCGAGCGGCGGCCGGTTCGTGTCGAGCCAGACGTCATCCCATCCGCCGTCGGCACCGCGCCAGAACGGACCCTCGACCGCGATGTCGTCACCAGCGAGACGCGCCAGGCGGTGCCCGGTCACTCGATAGCCGTCGATCCCCGTCTGGATCGTGTACTTCATGACCCATTCTTCGTCTTGGCGCTTCGCGCGCTCGTTCCATACCTTGATCTTCGTGCGGCGACCGAGCATGTAGATCTGCTTCGCAAACGGATCAAGGCCGGTGCGCTTCGCCTGGTGGAAGAACAGGTCAAGGTCACCCTTCGGTGCGTCCTCGATACCCAGTTGGCGTAGTGCTGCAACCTGCGCGTCGGTGAACGACGATTGCGTGGGGTCGATGACGAGATCTGTTGCGTTGCCGCGTACTGCGAGTTCATTGGTCATGCGGAGAGCCTTTCGATTTCGGCCGGATCGGCCTTGGTGTTTGAGCGGAGTGCGATTGCGCCGCGCGCGGCCGGAGTGCGAGTGGCGATCGTGATGTCGCCAACGACGGCATACTGGGCGTTGCCCATGAGGTTGAGCACTTGGCTCTTGTTTCCTCGGAGTCGTGCCGTCACGGTCTTGTCGGCACCGACGTCGCAGAGGTAGTCGTAAGCCAGCGACGGAGGGAGCTCGACTGTTGTGCCGTCGATCTCGGGGTGTAGTCGACGGATGGTCTCGTAGGTGCTGATCGAGTTGTCGAGTTCGGGTGGTTCACCGGCGGCCAGGCTGGCGTTCCACTTCCGTACGATTCCGAGGATCGCGGCTGCGGTGGCTGGCCGGTACTCGATCGAGTAGATCTTTGGCTTGCCGTACTGCGGCCACAAAACGATGTTGGCGGGGTCGTGCCATCCGGTAATGAGCTGCTGCCAGATCACCTGCGCGTCATAGTCGGCAGGCACTTCACCCGATCCGTCGTCGCCCCACTCGGCGAGGTCACGAGCTGTCTTGATCTCGACAATGCGGCGCCACGCTCCACGTGATGCTCTGCCGTCGATCGTGGCAGCGTTGCCGAACTCGAGTGCGTCGTCGGTGTACTGCACTTCACCGCGCGAGACGACCCAGCCGGATTCTTGAATCGCCAGTACTCGGCAGCCGCCAGCTCGGCAGCGTGCCCATAGTCGAAGTCGTCCTGCTGGGCTTTGCTGATCGGTTCCGTTTCGACGTTGCCGGCCATCTCATGCCAGAGCGAGAACTGCGACTTGAACCGGGAAATGCCGAGGATAGACGGAATCTTCGACGCGGTGATCAGCTGAAGCCACTCGGGCGAGCCTGGTGCGGCTTTGACGGTCACTTCGCGTGAGGTCATGATTCGCTCCTCAATTCTTGGGATCGGGCGTGTGCGTCCAGGTCTCGGCGGTCGAGAGTCTCGCCATAGCAACCGGCGGGACGGCAGTTGGCGGACCGGGTCTTGGATGGGCATGTAGACCTCGGGCAGATCCACGTGTGGAGCGAGGAATTCATTGGTGGTCCTGATCTTTTGCGATGTCGTAGTGGTGATCGGCGAGGTCGAACAGTCCCGGTTCGTCGCGGTCGTACCAGCCCTCGCGGGTGACGGGATCTTGCAGTGGGTCAAAGGGGCTCATGCCTCGACTGCCCTCGACGCCAGAGCGAGTAGGCGCTCGAACGTGATGCGCCGGAACTCGTCACGAGCGTGCAGAGCAGGCCCGTCGTAGCTGTGCCAGTTCGAAAGTCGTTCGAGTTCGCGAGTCAGTTCCTCATCGCGCTTAGCGATTTCGCGGATCGCTTCGGCGATCGAGCCAACAGTGGACTTGGTGTCGTTCATCGGACACCACCGAAAGGCGTGTATGCGCCGAGGAACACGAGGCCGTTGAGGATGACGAACGTGCAGACGATCGCGATCAGGTACTTCCACCACTGCAACTTCGGCGCGGGCTCGAGTTGCACAGCGCGGTGGCTGCCGACACGCTTCGGCTCGGCGCGCTGCGCTGCGCTGTGGGTGTCCCAGAAGTCGGCGATCTTCGAGTCAGTTGCGTTGTCTGGCGGGGTGTTTTGGGTATGTGTCATCGCAAAATGTCCTTCGCAGGAGGAATGGGAGTGTGGGAAGTTTGGGCCGGTAGCGTCGGGTTGCCGGCCATCGGGACCGGCACGGTCCTACAGTGGTGACGCCACCGGAGTCATTGGGCTACATCGGAAGGATGTGCAGCTCGTCGCCGTAAGCGGAATCTGTTCCACCGCCGACGTACTCGAAGCGGAAGAATCCGCCGTACTCACGATCAGATTTCTGGCCTGGCTTCACGCGTCGAGAGTCTCGATCGGGAGGCCATTGAAGGTGAGGGTCATTTCAGCTCCGCCTTGGCTGTGACTTCGGCACGCATCTTGCGGGTGCACGCTGTGCAGTCCTGCCCGCTCGTGAACATGATGCTGAACGGATCCTTGGGAATCGTGAACGTGAGCTGTGAAACGTGCTCGGGGAAGATACGCCACTTGCCGCACAACGCTTTACCGTCCCGGTAATAGTGAAACTTGCGCTGTCCGCTCATGAGCGGGGACGCCCAACCCTCGGGCCATGTGAACTCGTCCACTCCTGCGCCACTCATGCCTTCACCAACTCTCCGGCCCAGCGCGGGATCATCCGCGCGACTGCATTCGCGCCCTCGGGCGTGAACTTGAGCGTGTGCATAACCTCGCCCTTGAAGCGCGGAGCTTGATGCTCTTCGATCCTGCGGAAGTACAGCTTCTTGTGCGAGTACTCGGTGTAGCGGTTGACGTCTTCCTTGCGCCCCTTCGAGTTCGACCAGCGCGTGGCGGTCTCCTTGAAGATCCAGCCGCGTTCGATCAAGAGCTCCCGCAACTTCGACGCCTGCATGTCGAGGGTTGATGCGACGGTGGAGAAACTGAGGACATCGGAGTCTGTGACGAACAGGTCGACGTACTCCGCCTTAGGTTCGAGCTCGGCCACGCGCTCAGTCAGTGCAGCCACGCGAGTGGCTGAAATCGAGAGCGCCTGGTGAATCAGCTCGTCGTCGGTCAGTGCCGGCGCCGTGGAGTAGGTGCCGGTCTTACGGATCGAGGGCAGGACAGTGCCTGTAATCCAACGACGGAAGTTGATCGCGTCAGGCTTGTCCGAGCGGATGACGACTTCGTACATGCCAGGCTCGCTGACAATGGTGGCCGTCTGCGTTCGGCCCAGACTGTCCGCGATGGGGTATGTCTGACATGCCCCATCGTCCAAGCGATTTCGGACCTGCGCAATGTTCGCACTCAACCCCAACACCTTGCACAAGTCGGCGAGGACGAACCATGGTTCGCGATCGATGACGACCGTGCGTACCGGGTGAGTGCTGTAATGGAATGGAATCAGCTCGTGCGGAGCTTGACTGTGTGTCGTAGTATCAGACATAAGGTTCCTTTTCGGGGGATTGGATTGAAGGTCGTCATCTGTGCCAGCAGATGGCGGCTTTTTTCATTTGCCGGCCAACCAACGGTCGACGTCGGATTCTTTGAAGCGCCAAGAGCACTTCTGTCCTCGCTGCGCACCTTTGAGCTTCTTCTCTCGCGCGGCCCGCAGGACTGTCAGTTCGTGGCAGCGCGAGTACTCGGCAGCCTCTTTCGTGGTCATCCAACTCATGCGGCTCGGGACCTTCTGCTCTTGACTTCGAAGATTTCATCGAAACTCATGCCGGATTGATACAGCAATGCTGCAAGGAACTGTCCGGACGGCTGAGTATGTCCAGCCTTGACATCCGCGATCGTGGACCGATTGACCTTCAGTGCAGTTGCGAGCCCAAGGTCGCTGTTGACACTCAGTGCGAGTTTCACCTTCTTGAAGTTTCGATCATTAAGGCACAGAACAGGTTCGGGCATTTGTTTCTCCTGTCTCACATCGGTGTAAGTCATCTCGGTGTGTCTGCAAACAATGACACACATGTCGGGTCAACACAACAGTCATGTTGGCTTTTCCCCACATTAATGCGAATGTAAGGCAAATCACTTGCTTAGTAAAACTCGAGGTCACGACATGTTTTTCATGGGGTTGACGATGTCGGGTTTTTCCGACATACTTGTCACATGGAAACGCGGAGAGAGTGGTTCAGGATCATCACAGGAGAAGCAACTCAAGCCGAGATCGCACAGGCCCTCGGGGTTAACCGCACCACCGTCAGCGCATGGATGGCAGACGGGCTCACCGCTGACTGGGCAGTGAAGATCGCGCGCCACTACGGCGCCGACGTCATCGAATCCCTGCTCACCCTCAAGCTCGTCAGCCAGGAAGAAGTGGACCGCTACGTGGGCAAGGCTCACGCCGCGCAGGCGCCGATCGTGGACGTATTGCGTGAGGTCATTGAGCGACTGGAGAAAATCTAATGGGCTGGGCCGAGCGCATTCCGTCCGGAAAGTACCGCGCCGTTTACCGGGACGCGGCGGGACGGAAGCGCTCGGCCGGCACCTTCTTTCGTGAGAGTGACGCTCTCAGGGAGGCAGGCAAGGCCGAGGTCGACGAGCGGAACATGCCGACCGTCGCCGAGACGAAGAAGATGACGTGGGGGGAATTCGAAGAACAGTGGCACGCTGGACGCGTGGTCGAGCCGGGGACCCGAAAGACAGATGAACCGAAGCTGAACAAGCACCTGCGCCCGAAGTGGTCAAACGTTGAGCTGCGCGAGATCTCGTCCGACGACGTACAGCAGTGGGTGGCCGACCTGTCGAAGCTTGGCCTATCTCCGTCGACCGTGCAGAAGTGCTACCACCTACTCAGTGGGTCCATGCGTGCGGCCGTCAAGGCTCGAATCATCGCCGTCTCACCGTGCCAACAGATCGCACTCCCCCGCAGCGGGCCGACTCCTGAGCGCTATCTCACCGACGAGGAATTCAGGGCAATCCGAGCACCGATGTTCGATCTCGACAAGCTACTCACGGACACATGATCGGAACAGGGGTGCGACTCGGCGAAGCACTCGGGCTACATTGGGAGTCGATCGATTTCGAGCGCAAGACGGTCACGGTCGAGTGGGCGTGGGATCGCGAGGTTCGTCGCATCAAGGCCCCGAAGGACTCGCAATCTCGGACGATCCCGATCGGCGTCAAGCTGGCAAAGTCACTCAAGGATCGACTCGATGAGGACGGCTTCGGCAATCCCGCGCCGGTCGAGTATGCGGGCCGCCGGAAGGTGCGCACTGGGCTCGTGTTCCACCACATCGAAGGTAAGCCGATGGATGGTGACAATTTCCGGCACCGCTTCGAGGCCTGCGTGAACATCGCGTACGTCGGCAAGGGGAAGGCTCGGAGGAAGGTCGGTCATGTCCGCCTTCACGACCTACGGCACACGTACGCGAGTCGGCTCGTGCGTGCAGGAGTGCCCATCCAGGAGGTGTCGAAGCTGCTCGGTCACGCGACGATCACGACGACGATGCGTTACGCCCATCTCGCCGAGACGCAGTGGGATGGCATTCGAAAGCTGCTCGGATAGCTATGGGGCAGGGCTGCGGGCGGCATGGGGCAGAACATGGGGCAGGAGCTTGTTCGATGGCTATCGTCCATGTTCCGTCATGTTCCTCGCATTGCAGCTTGGCCTGCGGAAATGACTTGGGTTTTGTTTCCAGATGTTCTGTGATACACGGAAACTGAGAAGACTCTTCTAATCTCTTGGTCGCAGGTTCGAATCCTGCCGGGGGCACCACAAGATTTGATTCACGGATAGTCACACTGCGTGGACGAGCGGCCACTGGCAGAGCAGTCCGATACGGACCGAAACCTAGCCCACAAATTACGTGCCGTCCGCAGTAATCTGCCACGCATGAAGAAGGCACTTCCGAAGACCCTGAAGTCAATCGCCCGGACCGTTGGAATCCTGGCACTCGCGATCGTCCTTGTATCCGTCGTCGAGCGGTTCACCGGCGCACACCAACCGACGACCGGTCCCGCGTCGTTGACCGGACCCGACCAATCGTTGTAGCCCTTCCCTGCGACTGCGACAAGGTCGTCTCACGAAGTTCTACGACAACGAGCCGGTAGCCAAGAATCCACCAATGCCAGCCGAGTCGCATGCAACACGCTCAGCAGAGCCGCCGCACAGTGTCACAGAATCTCTGGGCTCCGGATCCCAGGGCGTATAACAGCAGCCGGAGTAGTCGGACCTTGCTGGCGGCCGTGGGCGTAGCACCAATGACACAAGCTGCGTCAGAATGGTTGAGCGAGAACTCGATTCGAAGTTCTAATTTCGCGAAGTTTCCAGGGAGCCGTGAGAGGCGCCGGCTCTGGGACCTCGCAGCTACTCGGTGCGGTTGCTCGGATGTGGCGACTGCGCACCGATCGAGCCGGTCGCATCCACCGTCGGCAACTACGCAACCACCGTCACCATTTGACTCCGGGCATCGAAAGCGCTTGAAAAGTAAGCCAGTTCATCGTGCCGAGGCGCGCGAGAACGACCTGAACTTGCGAGGTCTCGAGATCTTCGAAGAAGCCTCCGACGTGGCATTTTCCGAGATCCACACACATCCCAGGCAGTGCCTCATCCGTGCGCACAAGAGCGTCGCCAAAAGTCGCTGCGGCGCGTGATCAGCTGGACTGACGTAACCGTACCGAAGGCTTTCTACGAAAAGCTGGGCGATTCTTCGTCTCGAAATGCCATGTCGGCCAACGAAGCATTATCGACGGTTAACTCAGGCCGAAATCCAATCTGCTAAGAAAAAACGAATCTAATGTGACCCCTATCTCTGGATCCTTTCAGAACAGGGGGTTCGATGACGCGCGACTGAATTCACCCCCTAATTCACCCTCCTCCTATACACAGAAAAATGATTTGCATTTATGTCGAGCGTGTGAGCACAGATAATTCGCTCCACGCCTTGTCGTTCCGACAGCAAATAAGGGGCAGTGAACTGCATAAAGGCTCATTCGGTACAGCAGCGCCGACTCGGCTCGGCCGCTCACCGATTGTCGACAAGGGCCAAGGCAGGCATGCAACTGATGGTCGAGATCCAATTGTGATGAACCAGCCAGTTAACTTGAAATAAATCAACGGAAGATAGATATAGCCAGGTAAGCGCAGTTTTTCTTGCATGGACGCACGTCCATGGCGTGTCCAGCTATGCGATTTGCTCGTGTTAGATTCCTGATTGCGCATCGCCCGGTTTGCGCCTTCTGCGTTGTTTGCGCGGAATTTGCATCTTCTCGCGAACGGCCCCGCGCACATTTCCTTACGTTGTGCCAAAGAAAGGAATTTCATGAAAACCGTCACGGCAGCGAAGCACGCAGCACGAAGACTCCCCCTCGGAGCCATCGCACTGTTGCTATTGCTATCCGGGATGGTGCTCATGCCCGAACTGCAATGAATCGCGCAGGAAAGATCCTCGGCCGCAGCCTTTAGTACCTCGTAGGTCGTCGCGTTAGGTAATACCGGCGGTCGATCTTTCTTGGAATTTCCTGGCCTACCCAGAGCCGGCCGTCGGTCTGCGCTGGCGTCAACCAGGTCCGATTACCAACTGTTCGGCTCCGCAATAGGACGCCTGAGAATCACCAACGCTCGCATCCAGGCTCCAGAGCTGCTCAAAGGTCCCGTTTCGCTATTCGACGGCCCCGGAAACGGGGCCCAAATCATGTGTTCTGAACGAAAGGTGTTCGTCATGCGTAACCGTGTCTTCCCACGCCGTGCCGGGGAGGGGGTGGTGTCTCGGTGGGCAGCTTTGGGGATGATCGTTGCGGTCCTGGCGCTGGTCATATCGTCGTTCTCATTCGTCCAAGTTGCTCGGCAGATGACATCGGGACCTCGACCACCACAGGTCCGACCACCACAGTTCCGAACACAACGAAGCCGCCCGCGACTACGGCGGAGGCGCCACTGAAAACGACGGCGCCGCCTACTTCCACGTCGGAGTCACCCACTTCTGCGAAACCGCCGATCACAACCACGGCGCCCCCGTCTACGACTTCTGTGGCGGCGCAGCGACTGGCCGCACGCGGAGTCAATCCCGGCATCGATGTGAAAATCACCGACGTCCAGGTCGAGGGAAAGAACGACCAGCAGATCACGGTCGGGGACTCCGTCACGGTGAAGGGCACCTGGGACGCGTCAAGCGCGAGCCCGCAACCGGGCGACCAGTTCACCATCGGATTCCCTGACGAGTTGAAGCTCCAGTCCAACCCGACGATCGCGCTCGAGGGCGACGACGGGACGGTTTGGGGCACATGCGATCTGGTTGCTTCCACCAATCTGATGACGTGTGTTCTCTCCGATGCGTGGCGGATCGCCCGGACGAGGTGAAGGGCGATTTCTTCGTCTACACCAAGGCGGTCGCGTACACCACCGAAGAGAAAGTTGATTTCACGATCAACGGCAGTTTCGACGTGACGCACGAGCTACCCGGCGGTGGCGGCATCAGCGACGGCAGCGTGATCAGCGAGGCCAAGAAGTCCGGCCAACTCCAGGGCAACAAGCAGTCTGTGCGTTGGACGATCGACATTCCCGGCGCCGATCTGGCCGCACTGGACGCGGGCGGCACCGGTTCGGTGACCCTGAGCGACGCGCTCTCAGAGAACATGAAGCTGTGTACGGGCAGCCTGATCGACGCGAAGCTGTTGTCCGGTCGCCCGAACGATCTCAAGCCGGTCGCAGGCGGCGTCACCGTCACCCAGAGTGCCGCTGGAGATCCAGTCAGCATCGCGCTCGACAACGGCGGCCCCTTCGAAAGAAACAAGCTCTACCGCATCGAGTACACCTCGTGCACAACCAGCGGCGAAGTGGACAACACGGGCACCGTCTACGACAACTCCGTGACCATCGGCGGGAACACCGTAGGCGCGGCAGGCGTCGGCCAGGATTGGTCGCCACAGACCGGGCCGTCGAAGTCCGGCGGTTGGGCCGGGGGCACCCGGTACAGCGAGATCGACTGGAGCATAACGCTTCCGGGCACTTTCATCGCGAGCTCCCCGACCAGAAAGTCATCATCAAGGAGACTCTCGGCGCCAATCACGAGGTCTGCGAGGGCGGCCTCGTCCCGACGGTCTGGCGCGCGAACCGTCTACCCGGGCTGAACGGTGAAACAACCAACCACGTCAACGTCACCTCCGAGTTCGACATCGACGCTTCCGGTGCCACGGCGAGTGCCCAATCCTTCAGCATGACCATCACGCCGAAGGAAAAGATCAAGCAAGACTCGACGCAGTACTACTACGTGAAGTTCCGGTCCTGTGTGATCGAGAAGGAGGTGCCGGACTCCTCTGATGTGTTCACCAATACGGCGGTCGTCAACGGCATCTCCAAAGACGCTTCGGTGACGGGGCCCAAGTTCGAGGGCGGCAAGACCGGCACGCTCAACACCGAACCGAAGGACGTCGCGGGCGAGAAGCAGCCTGCCGGCACGACCATCGACTGGAAGGTGCAGGTCTCCGGGCACACCCTCGAGGGCCTCGACGCACCGGCGGTCATCACCGACACGTTCTCCGACAGCTTGGCGGTGTGTGATGTCAGCGGCGATCTGAAGAAGGACCTCAATTTCAAGGTCACCGCGCGCGACTTCCTTGCAAAAGAGGGCGGGGCGGACATCACCGCGGGCACCACGGTCACACGCAGCGGCGACAACGGGATTGCCATCACCCTCTCGAAGAACGCGGGCGACTACAACCGTGAGACACGCTATTACGTCGAATACACCCTCTGCACCAGCAGCGGTGGGCTGGATCAGCGCGGCACGGTTTACGGGAACTCGGTCTTCTACAACGGCAAGACTCAGTCGACGCAGAGTGTCAAGCAGGAATGGGGCGGCGGCGGTACCGGCCAAGGTGTGTCGCGGGGCTCGTTCTCGCTTCTGAAGGAGATCGCTCCCTTCTCCGAGAAATTCCCCCAAGACACCGAGTTCACCGTGAAAGTCGAGGAGTTCGCCCCCGGGCAAGATCCAGCGACCGACGCCCCGGTGAGCTCCTACGAGATCAAGGTGAAGGCTGACGGGACACCGGTCAGTGGGATCAACCCCCGCGGAACCGGCTGGCAGATCCGTCTGTCCGAGATCAACCTCCCCACCGTTGACGGCGTGTACTTCGAGCGAGGAACGTTCCGCCCGTCAGAGGGCGTGACGCTCAACGGGGACCGCACCGAGGCGCTGGTGACCATCACGCCGAAGAGCAATGTCGGTGTCACACTGCTCAACAAAGCGAGCCTGGGATCGGCGAGGATCACCAAGTCCGTCATCGGTGACGGAGCGCGCACGGGGCTCGAGGCTTTCGTCGTCAACGCAGAGATCGCCTTCGGTGACGACGCCGCCGGCAACGAGCTGCGTCAATTCACCCTGAAGGACGGTCAGCACTACGACCTGAGCAAATTGCCCATCGGAGCGAAAGTCACCTTCACCGAGGTCCAACCGACGAACACCGACCTCGTGACGTGGTCGCTGCCGGTGATCAGCCCGAAAACGATCACCATCGGCACCGACGCGTCGGCGAACACGGTCTCCGTCACCAACGAGGCCAAGGTCACGCAAGGCACCTTCGAAGTGAGCAAAAAGCTCACGGGCCCGAAGGCGTCCGACACGGCCGTACCGGCCAGCTTCGACGTGATTGCCACCTGGCTCGATACGGACGACAACCCGCAGAGCAAGACGCTGTCTCTTCCGTCCGACGGCACCCCGGTTCCGTTCGGCGAGAACCTGCCGGGCGGCACCGAAGTCACACTGACAGAGCTGGTTCCGGCAAACGGTGACGGTCTCGCTTATGGCGTGCCCGCATACTCCGGGAATGTCAGGATCAGTCCGGACAACGCAGCCGTGGTGACCATCGGCAAGGATCTGCGCAAGATCGAGGTGTCGAACTTCGTCGACGTCAACGACGGCACTCTGCGCATCGCAAAGCAGGTCGGCGGTGAGGCCGCCGAGGCCGTCGGCGACGACGTGGAGTTCACGGTCGAAGCGCGTTGGCGCGACGGTGTGGAGTACCGCACCCAGGTGCTGAGCGTCAAGCAGGGACAGACCACACCGCTCGGCGTCGACCTCCCTGTCGGCACCGAGGTGACCTTCACCGAGACCGGCCGTCCCGATGTCGACGGAGTCGAGTGGGGCACGATCTCCTGGGGCACCAGCCCGGAAGGCGAATCGTGGCTGCATTCGAACCTCGACGGCACCGCGACGGGCATAGTCTCCGACGACCCGACCGACGGTCGACTGATCACGCTGTCGAACGAGGCGCTGTGGAAATTCGGATCGGTCGAATTCACGAAGTTCATCCTCGACGCTGACGGCAACCCCGTCCGCGCACCCGAGGCCGACCTGCCTGACAGCGCGACGTTCGAGGTCCGTATCGACGGGATCGATCCGGCACTCCCCGCTGGAACTGATTTCCCGGCAGTGGGCCAGACCATCACCCTCGATGCCGCAAACGACTGGAGCTGGACGTCCGACGAGGTTGTGCCGCGGAACACCGTGATCACCTTCTCCGAGGTCGACCCCAAGCCACTGGCCGGTATCGACTGGGCGCGGCCGTACTACTACGTCTCCGCGGATGCCGGTGACGCCGATTACCGCGACACCGTCAAGGCGGTGGCGGGTGAGAAGGCTGTGGTGGAGATCCACAACCGCCCGATCCCGACCACCGAGGTGGATATCGACAAGATCGTGACCGGCCCCAAGGGCAGCCAGGTAGCCAAGGACGGATCCACGATCTTCCAGGTCACGGCTACGTGGACGGACATCGACAATGAGGCGCGGTCTTGTGTTCTCGATGTCAAGCCGGGCGCTTCGGTCACTCCGACCGCCCAGTGCGACGCAGCCGTCATCGACGGCCGGGTCCAGTTCCCGCTGAACACCGACATCACTTTCACAGAAACCGGTGCTCACACCGACGTCACCAACGTCAAGTGGGGTGAAGTGATCTGGGGCGTCAAGGAAGGCAAGGCGGATGTCTCGAAGATCGACGGCGAACCGACCGCAACTTCCGTCGAGCTCACCGGCGAAGCAAACAAGTCGGTGGTCCTGGGACTCGAGAACAAAACCAGCAGCAATGGGCTGATCATCATCCCGATCCCGATCCCGCTGCCGCCGTGGGAAATCCCGACATGGCCGGGCTCTGAAGTACCCGGAGGACCAGGCACTGACGTGTCGACTCCCGGCAACAACACTCCCGGCAACAACGGTGGTGGACACAACGGTGCTCCGGGCACACCTGCTCCGGGAAATCCTGCTCAGGCCAAACCGGACCAGTCATCGTCCCTGCCGGTAACCGGCGCGAACGTCATCTGGCTCGCCGGTCTGGCGCTGGCACTGATCGGCGGTGGAGCATGGCTCACCCTGCGTAACCGCAAGCGTGCACCCGGCCAGGAGTAA